GGATAGAGACTGCCTGTCGGCCATGTCCCGCCGTAGGGCAAAACTATTTTTCCTATCCCTTCACCATTAGCTTCAATCAAATAGTCGGTTGTCAAGGTGAGCGTCGTTTCGGTCCCGTCGGTATCCTTCCATGAGACCGCAAGGCCCGCGCTCTGAAGATTGCCGAAGGGGAGCTTTGTGAAATCCTCTGCCGGCCAGGCATCCAGGTAGTAATCCCATGTTTGCGAGAGGAGGGCGCGGCGGCAAATATTCTCCACCGCTACCCGGCCATCCGTGATCAGGTCCGTCAGATCATCATCCTCCGCCGTGACAGCAGAATTGACGAGGATCGACGTTCCGAACTCACACGCGGCCAGGAGCACTTTTGAGGCTGTGCGGATGTACTGCTTTGTGCCGGTGTACTGCTTTTTATAATCCGCGTTGTCGTTTGCCGTCGTGACCTGGATGAATGCCCCTCCGGTCCATGCCGTGTATCCTGTGGCCAGTTGATCAGATTCCTCAATCCGGGTGTCAACGGTCCCGGTCGCCCCGTTCGTTCCGTGGTGCACGATGACATCGGCCTGTTTCCCGATCACGGAAATTCCTGTTCCGACGTGGACCGTGTAATTGTCCTGGACGGCGTGCGATCCATAGGCCAGGGACTGTGTCAGGGTGAGGTTGGAATCGAAGGTGCCCGAATCAAGGCGTAAATGGGTTAATAGTTCGGCCCTGCTAATGGGTTCCAAAACCGGGGCGGTGTATAGGCTAATTTTCAAGGTGCAACCTCCTCTTTCGGTTCCGCGCTGGGCCTGCATGATCCCGCCCCGAAAGTCAGGACCGCCCATTTCCAAAAATCGGCCCGCCATGAAAACATCCCGTCCTCTGTGCAGAGATCATGCAGGAGTTGATCGGCGTATTCCTTGTACTTCGCATCGATCAGGCCCAGGCGGATTAATTGATAAAGCGCATCATGCACAAGACTTCCGATCATGCTGTTCTTGGAATCCCATGTCGGCCCCGATGCTCCGTCCCAGGCATAACCGGAATGGATTGTCATTTCTCCCGCCGTGGTCAGAGTTATAAACCGAGCCATGACCGGCTGATCGGCAATCGCCCCGACATTAATATGATAATCCCGCGTAGTCTGATATTTGTACCCACGCCGGAAATATAGGGCCTTGTCGCGCTTCACTTCTTTTTCCTCTTGCGCCTCTGCCGCCTATCTTTTCGGGCCTGTTCTTTCAGCTTGGCTATTGTGCCCTTCATTTGGTTCCTATGGGGCCGCAGTTGTTCAAGCAGACCCGCGTATTGTTGTTATAATCATACTCGATATGCTGTCCCACGGGGCACGATGCAGGGCCGGTATATTCCACTCCCGGCCACGGATACAGGTTATACGCCGGGAGATATTCCGTCGCTGGCGTTGTCATGCCGGACTCCGGCGCTACAACTACCCATTTCCCATCGACCAGCTCGACCTTCTCTTTCTTACCCTCCTTGTTGACCCGATACATCCCGAACGGTGTGGAAATAATCTTTTCCTCAATCGGTGCGGGTGTCGCAGCGAGCACCAGAAACCCCTTGATCGCGTCCAGTTTCGCGCTGATCTCTTTCAGTAACTCTTCCATGATATTTCTCCTTTCATCCTTCTCGAATCATATTCACTATTTCCGGGCCTCTATCGCCCACCTGTTTGAACCATTTTGAATCCTGGAACTCATCGGCGGCCTTTTCCCAATCGCCGGTCTCTATCGCCGCAAGAGCCTTCTTGAATTTCAGTGTCCCCCCTGCGCCGACATTGAAAACGAAGTCTATCAAGGCCATTTGCCTTTTTTCCGTAAATCCCCCGAACCGAGGGAAGATCGACCAGCATTGCCGGGTCGCCGTTTCGATGGAGATGTTCAAAAGCCTCTCGGCCATTGTTCTCGTGATTTCGCCCGTCACCCTCAAATATGATGCAATGTCTTCGGGTAGGATGTTTGACAGATTCCAGCCATAGCCGATGGTCAAGACATCCGCGCTGCAAGGGTACGGTTTCAACCGCAATCCTTCATGACGTTTCAGCATTTCCCGGAGCAGATCGAGGTTCACCGCTTATCAATCCTTTCCTGAAGCTTGACCTTGTCCTGTTTCAGCGCATTGAGCGTTTCGATCAGATCCTTGTCGTTCGGATGGCTTTTCAACAGTAACCTTGCCTGCAAGATCGCGTCGTTCACCTGATTCAGCCTGGCCATATCCCTGTCCAGGTCCATTGACTTCTTAAACTCTGATATCGCCGCCTTTGTCTCGGCCCGGACCTGGGCAAGATCCTCGCTCGTGGCAAGACTTGCGTAAAAGGTTGACAGGGCGACAATGATCGCCAGCGCCCCGCTAATCGTAGCCACAACCTTCCAGCACCTTTTGATGTAGTCGATCATTTCTCTAAGATCCGCCTCACGTCCTTTGATATGTCCTGCATCCACTTCTCTTGTCTTTCCTGGCTCTCCTTGATTCCGCCCAGAGACGCGACAATCCCCGAATGTTCTCTGCAAGGGAAACTGATGGAATCACGGCCATTGTGTCCATCGGTTCCGTTTCTCCCGTCTCTTCCGTTTACGCCATCAACGCCGCCAACGATGGTGCGGCTGGCAAAGGTTCTGATGGCCGTGATCGCCACAGCTCCCCCGGATACGCACAGGCCCGCTATTGCTATTCCGCTTCCGAGTTCCATCATTGCCGGTCCCCCTTTTTTGTGATATCAACTTTCCGGGGTGGTGGGCCTCTCCTGTTACCCTTCAGGGCGTCGCTGCAACGACGCGGCCCTCCGCCCTGCTGGTTTAGGCATTCAGGTAGTAACCGCCCGCAACCACGGGCCGCCAGAGAACGGTGATATCGGCCACCTTGCCTGCGCCCGCAGTCGCCCCGCCGATGGTGAGCTGGATCTTTTTCGTTGATGCTGAGATCTTCGGCCCCCGATAGACGTGATAGAAATTCCCGGTTAGTTTCGCCTTCGCCCCCGCAGCCGCCGAGAGGATTTCAATCACGCTGGCATCATCGGTCTGTACGGAAATCCCGGTGAAGGTTTCTACCGCCGAGAGGTTGTCGGGGACATGGATAATGATCGCATCGATGAAAAGGTTTTGCGTCGTGGCGGTCATGACGTCATAGGTATTTGCGGCCTGGTTAAGGGAGATCTGTTTATATTGAGCGGTTATTCCCTCAATCAGGATCTTTCTCGGCACCCAGGCGAAACCGTTGTAAACCCACTCCCAGAAGTAATCCCCCTCGAAAAACGAGGATCCGGGGGCGGGGGCGGTGGGTTTTGTATCGGTTGACAGGCCGATCCAGTTTTGGGATGTGTCAATCAGTTTCATGTTTCGATCCTCATGTTAGAGAGGGGGCGAGGAGGCCGGAGGGAAACAAACCTCCCCGCCGAGAAGGGTTTAAGGCAACTCATAAACTTCCACCACGTCAGCCGCGAGGGTCGTGTAAAAAGCCCATTTGCCGTTCGCGATTGTCCCGCCGGTCTGACCAGTGACCTTGAAGGTCAATACCTGTCCCGAGCCGTTGTTCACCGTGTACGTTTTTCCCGGAATGGCCGTGGGGACATAGGCGTTGACGGCCCCGTTCGCATTCGTAACGGTGATAAATCCGCACTGCATTTCCGCGACGGAGAGTGTCCAGTCAGCCGCCGCGCCCGCGTAGTCATGCGTGGCTGTGCAATTCAGGTTCGCCGTCCCGGTCGCGTCGGGAAGGGTCAGCGTTCGGGCTGCCGTTGGATCAGCCAATGCGATGGTGAGTCTGTTCGTCCCGTCCGCCGTGTTGCCGTCCAAAAGAAGCGGAGAGGCCCCGGAAAGAACCGCTGCCGTCAGATTTGTCGCGCCGGTTACCGTCGCGCCGCCGGAAGCCGTCAGAAGCCCGGCTATCGTTGTCGCACCGCCTGAATCCACCTTGAACTGAGTGTCAGCATAGGCGTTGTCGCGCATGATGATGAAATTATCCTGTCCATCCCCGTGCGCGTTGCGATCCAGGGCGAGGAGATAAGAAGAGTTTGTCTGTCCTGCGCCTGCCGATCCTTTGATTTGCATAACTGCGGATGCCGCCGCATAATCCGTGTCGGAAGCATCAACGACAATCTCTTCATCATGAGCGTCAAACGTGACGGCGACGTCCTCATTGATCGCCATTCCGCCGTTGGCCGTGATCAGGCCCGTTGCCGTAACAGTGGTATCAAACTGCGCCGCCGTGGTGGCATGAAGTGATGCGATATTCGTCGGGGCAATTTTCACGGCGTAAGAAGTTCCCGCACCCGGAGCCGTCGCCGCATCGGCGACATAGACAACCGATCCGTCAATGGCCGCCGCGTGTTGGCCGCTGCCCTGCTGATTGAGTCTGAGGAGTTGCCCCGCTGCAATGGTGGCCGCTGAATCGGAGACAAGTTCAAGCGCCCCTTGATCGGCTGTTCCGAGCCACGGCCCGAGATCGGCATAAAAGACCCGCCCGGTCGCAGAGTTGGCAACGTCAATGTCGATCCCTACTCCCCCCGCCGCTGTGCTGGTAACATGCAGGCCCGCTGCTGTTCCCGCGTTGCTGATTGTCGCCGCATCCACTGCCCCGGTCGCCCCGCTGGTAACTGCCAGGGCCGCCGCATCGTCAGCCGCCGCGCTCGTGGTAATGGCTACCAGAGGCTTTGTCGTGGTCCCCTGGTTCCGGGCAAAGGCGAATTGATCATCGGCGTTTGTGGTGTAGGACGCCTCGACATTTGTAATGGTAGGAGCGCCGTTGACTGCTACCGTCCCCGCAAAAGTCACCGCCCCGTCAAGTTGGACCGAGCCGTCAAATTCGGAATCGCCATTGACATAAAAATCTTCCCCGTCCATGGCCGCCGTTCCTGGTGAACCATTGCCTACCCAGAGGTTCCCGGTTATCACCTGGAGCCCTTCCGTCGCCGTAGTCGTGAGTTGGAGATTCGCGCCGTCCTTTTTGACGAAGGTGGCGGTTTCGTCCGTAGCATCTTTGAGAATGAAAGACGGGGAGTCCGTAGCCCCATCATCCAGGGTGACATTGGAATCGATGATCGAAGTGATTGAAAGTGTGTCGGTCGCCGCGTTGCCGATATCGACATTGCCGTTGAAAACCGCAACCCCCGGAAAGATCGTATTCCCGGTCGAAGTCCCGCCGATGGTGATGGTTCCGTTCCCCGCTGCGTCAACGGTCAAATTGACATTGCCTGCCGCCGCCGCCGCGATTGCGCTCTGATAAAATGATCCGGTGAGAGTAAAGTTTCCGGTGACAGACAGATCGCCGCTTGAAAGCGTGAGGTCGCCGTCGGTAAGTGTAATGTCCCCGCCCGTGATCGTGAGCGCGTCCGTCCCCTCAGCGGTTCCGGCAATCGTGACCGCCCCATCCGGCCCGACGGAAAACTTCAGGGCGGCCCCGGCATTGTCATAGGCCCGGATGAAATACCCGTTAGAGTCGCCGTCATCAGTGTATTTAAGATCGATGAAACTGACATCCGCCCCCAGGTCCGCTGTCGTGTTTGTTATGGTGACGACCGCGCCCGCAGCGTTCAAGGTGCTCGAAATGGTCTGTTTGGTGTTCCCGAATGCTACGGTTCCATCCGCATCCGGATCGCCGATGTCATCCCAGGCCGTTGTTGACGCGCTCCCGGCCGCCCAGGACAGAACGCCGCTCCCGTCCGTCTGAAGGTACTGAGAGGCATCGCCATTATTCGCCGGAAGCGTATAAGAGACGTTCCGGAGCGTGATGGTCGTGCCGAGAGTTTCCAAGAGACTCCCGGACGGGAAAGACAGTTTTCTGTTCGCCGCGTCCAGGGTCATGATCGCGTTCCCGGACTTGTCATAAAAGACAAGGTTCCCGTCAACCCCGGCGCTGGTGATATTGTTCAGCTCTGCCGCCCATCCCGGAAAAGGGACAAACAACGCCACTATGAGGGCGGCGATCAAAAGCAGCTTCTTCATGGTAAATCCTCCTTTTAACAAGGCGGCCCTTACAAGCGCCGCCCATTCGGGTTAGTCGTACAATGCCGTTTTCGCGATCTCATCCATGTAATGGGGAGAGCTGAGAATGGCATCGATGGTGATGTAAGTCGCCGTATCGCAGTCAGCGATTTCCACCTGAGCACAGTCATACCCGTCGAGGAGATCCGCAGCGTCAATCGGGATGATGTACTGCTTTTTCGCCACCGCCGCGAGATCGAAGGTATTACTAGCCGCCGTCCGGGGGATCATGATGTCCTCATCGATCTGGATACCACTCGCGACTACGGTTTTCCCGCCGGAGCAGGTCACGGTTTCGCCATCAACGAAGGTCGTCTCATTGTAACTATGGCAGATCAGTTCCGTTCCGGTGTCCAGGTAGATCGTTCCCCTGCCCGAGCCGCTGCCGCCCAAAATGGTTTCGTCTTTCGCCGCCGGAGTGCTCACGGACGGTGTGGTGTATTTCAGCCGGAAGCCCGTACTGTAATACCGGGTGAAGGCCAGGGCGACCGTGGCCGCCGCCACCGCTGCGCTCTTGTTGAGCGTCACCGCCGCAGCCTTTCCGATTGCCGTCCCCACCTTGATTACAAAGTCAACGTGCCTATAATTTTTCAGGCTGATGATGTCCGATGAAATGGTGCTCGTCTGGTCGGCATCCGGCCAGGTCAGCGGCACCACCACAAAGTCTTTCATGAATCCTTGCATGGTTTTGTCCTCCTTATCTCTCCGGGTTTCCCCGGCCTTGGGTTATAGGTTAGGCCCTGCTCGCCAGAACGACCATGGGGGAAAGCGTGTTCTGTCCCTTATACGGCGTGATTGCCGAAGACCACCGGGGTTGACCGTCGAAATAATAGGTGAAGCGGAAAAGTTGCTGCCCATAAACGAAATCGACATGGATGCTCATGGCCTCCTGGATGTCTCCCTTGTCGGCGCAAACATACTGACTCCAATCGGCCAGGATGATGTCACCGACGGTCCCGAGGGTTTCGCACTGCTCGATTTCAATTACAGGTGCGCCCTTGATTCTCAGGATTCCCTGGGCGTCGTAGGTGACAAAACGCGGTTCAAGGGCTGCGGTCCCGGCTGTGATCGAAAGAGCGTCCAGTTCCGGGTTGCAGTCGCGATTGATGAGCCATACCGCATTTTGTCTGCGCCCGGTGAACCGTGACCACATCTTTGAAAGGTTCTGGGTTTTGATGGTCTTCGCCGCCTGATTGGTTTCTTTTGCGACCGTCACGAGACAATCGGCGTTGAGAATTCCCATGGCTTCGCCCGCGCCTGTACCACGGACAACAAGATCCTGGCACTTGAAGGCGAACTCCTCACCGAAGAGCTGCCGCACCTCTTGCCCGAGGAAGGTTACGTTGTTTAACATCTCATCCGTCGCGGGGAAAAGTCCGGTCAACTTCTGAGGTTCGACCTTGATTTCCTTGAACTTGGTTTTGCTTGACGTGTATTCCCCGAGTTCCTTGTTGGTATAAACCCGGATTCCGCCGCCGCGAGAACCGGCCACCCTTGATTTCTCATCGATCCCGATGATTTTCACGTACTGCGTCGCCGTGAGAGTCCGCTTGGCCGTCCGGGGAAGAATTTCCGAGTTATTGAACCCATTGGTCATGAGTTCAACCGATGTCTCGCCCTGGAGGAAAATCCCGCCCTCGTTTGGTGCAGCTACGGTCATTCCGCCGGAAGTTGCGGCACGACCTTCCTTTTCAAGCTGCTTCGCCAACTTTTCGTAACTCCGCTTTTGCGACTGCTCCACCCGCGACCGAGCCGCCTGGATCTCCACATTGCTGAAATGCGTCGGATCGTAGATCGTCCGGATGTCCATGAGCTGTTCGCCCAGCATGGTCGCCGGTGATCCCCGATAAATCGGCTGATCGGGTCCGGTGATGGGGTGGGCCGGATCGCCTTCGATGGTTAGGGCGCCGGACCCTTCTCCGTATGCTTGCCGGCGGAGTTCCTTTTCGGCCTCAACTGACTTCCATTCGGCATCTGCCGCCTTGTATGCCGCCATTAGTGATTCCCGCTCGGTCAGTTCCTCCGCGGTCATTGCCCTTTTTTCGCCTTCGGCCTTTGCTAGAATAGCCTCCATCTTATCAAGGGCATCCTTCATGCGCTTTTGATAGGGATTCATTTTCTTACCTCCTGCTGTTCGTTGATTTTTAATCTCATTTGTTCATGTCTTGCCCGATAGAGGCCGTTCATGATCGCCGGGTCCGCTATATTTTCACCGCCTTCAGGCGGGATGTTTTTTCTTCCCTCTTCCATTTTCCGGAGTGCAACGGAGGTGTCGTTATAAGCCGCGAAGGCGACATAGCTGATGTCGTAGATCTGCTCGAATTCGATAATGTGCCTCACAACCGGATCTTTGTTGTTTTTGGGATAGGTCCATTCATCCTTTGCAACTGAAAACCCGAACGACATTTCACGGATATCCCCGCGTTCGATGGATTCAATAAGGGCGTCAACAAAGGGATTCCGTTTCGGGGGATCGATTTCAGCGTCAACGCCACCGTCTATCTCTTTCAGCCTGAGAGTTTTGGCCGACTGCCGGCCGATAGGGAGAAGGGTGTCGCTATTGTGGCCGTACAGAGCGCGAACATCGGACTTTTTGAGCGCCTTTTTAGCGGCCCCGGCATCGATGTATTCGATAAATCCCATATCTTCCGACTTTTTCCCGTAAACGATAGGCATCCCGGCGAGCTTCACGCCCTCGCCGTCTTTCCTGAGTTCAATCGGGAAACTTCTTATTTCTTTTTCCGGCATGGCTTGCCCCCTTTGCCGTCTTCCGGCTCTTTCTTCTTTCCTTTCCGTGTTTCATAATTCTTCGGCGGAATGGCTTTTTCATACCTGGGCTGCATTTCCCGCTCCGTTCAGGTCTTTCCCCAGGTCGCCCACCCCGATCATGTTCTTTTCCACGATGTATTCCTGCCCCTTGCCGTCCGGGATTGGATTCATGTTTTCCTTTTCCCGGATCTCGTCCGCATTCAGGAAGCCGTTGCGCTTGCCATAGACATAAGCCTCATACCGGGTTTTGATATCGCCCCGATTAAGACCTTCCATGTTATGCTCGAAAAAGTATTCCCCCCGCTCTGATGGGTCCAAAAGGGACATATTGTAGGATTGTTCAAGTCTCACGAGCCAGGGACGGAGGGTTTTGGTCGTGTAATCAAGATCAAACTGCTCCGCGCTGGCATAGGTAGAGGATTTGTCGAATTCCCCGTACATCTGGGGCGGGAAACGGTAGATCCGGGTGCCGATTTCGATGTTTTGAAACTTGCGGGTTTCGAGAAATTGAGAATCTTCGGGCGGAATGCCGACCTTCTCGAATTTCATTCCGGCTTCGAGGAGCATCAGCCGGTGAGCCTTCCCCAGGCTGCCGTAGACTTCATTAAATGCCTGTCTGGTATTCGCAATGTCTTTGATTGGGTTTTCGTGGGTTATAACCGCGCCCGGATGGAGACCTTCCCCGAAATACCGCTCCCCGAACTCCTCCAGGGCCATGCCAAGGCCGATAGCTTCCCGCGCCGCCGCGATAGGCGAGTATCCAATCAGGCCGTTCCAGCTCAGGCCGGGGGTATGGAGCACCTTTTCTTTCGTCAAGACCACGCTTGGAAGACTGGTTCCGGCCATGCTCACCTGGTAGATCAGCCTTTTCTTTTCATCCCGTTTGACGGTGACGCGGTTCGGTGTGATCGGCCAGAGGGCGAGGAGCCTGTTGATCCTTCCGCCCGCCGTTTCCTTCTCCGCATACGCGTTCCCCCAGGATACAAGGTGCGCCGCGTAAGCCTCCCGGAAAACCATCGCGCTCATTTCGGGATTCGGTTGACTGTGGAGGAGATAATAACGATCATCGGCATAGGCTTTATCTCTGCCGGGTCCGCTCTTGCGCCGCCTGAAAAGGTCAAGGGGGAGAGAGGCGGAGTCTTCTGATAGCATCTTTCTGCACGCCCAGACGACCGAGAGCTGCATGGCGCTGAATTCGGAGACTGCGGCCCCGGATTTCGTTTGTGGGCCGACGCCGCCGTAAAAGTACCCTCCTGGGGTATAGTAGCTATCATCTATCGCCCCGAGCGCCATCCGTTTTTCAAGATTCGCAATGCTGCCCATTATTTCCTCACCCTAAAGAGCCAGCCCAGGCCGAGAAGCATGGAGATAAGGCCGAACACGGTCCAGCCGAGCCAGGGGAAAAGCTGATAAAGGCCATAGCCGATAGAGAGAAGCCCGCCGTAAACGAGGAGGTCCCTGATGTCGAAGGCTTTCCATAAAGCAAAAACCCCGGAAGCCAGCGCCGCCCATGCCGCACTGATCCGGGATCTAAGCGTTTCAAGTACCGAAACAAGGCCCATTTACCTCATGCCGCGCTCACTTTCCGAAAGTTTCTGTCAAAAATACGGAGTTGCTCTTTTGATGGGATTGTGACAGATTAAATAGATTTACTGCAATGGTATAGAGTAAACTAAAGTGACAGTTTTTGGCTTATCGCTGCGGGTTCCCCTTTTTTTATCACCGCTTCACGGGGAATGCGAATAAGCCGCTCATACTTTACTGCTTCCAGTTTCCCTAACTGCACCCAAAGATATACGGTCTTTCGGTCCACACCTAAATATGCCGCCACCTCATCGGGCCGTAACAATTCCTTGTCGGGAAGGGTGGTCATATCGCAATCCTCGCCTTGATTTCGTCAAC